CTGAATAAGTTCGCCGGTATGGCGAAGGACGTGACCTCTGTCGTCGGATTTGCGAATATCCTGGATGCTTACGATTACCTGGGTGCGGCGGACATCACCGTGCAGACCCAGTTTGGCATCAACTACGTCAAGGACTTTATGGGATATTCCACCCTGCTCCTGTTGCCTGCCACTGTTTCCGGCAACACCGCCATTGCGCGGAACACGGTGATTGCCACCCCCGTGGAGAATATCGACCTGTACTACGCCGATCCCGGCGACAGCGAGTTTGCCCGTCTTGGTCTGAACTACACTGTGCAGGGCGAAACTAACCTGATCGGGTTCCACGCGCAGGGCAACTACTCCACCGCCGTGGGCGAGAGCTACGCCATCATGGGCATGAAGCTGTGGGCGGAATATCTGGACGGCATTGCCAAAATTACTGTGTCGCCGGGGGGTTAACGCCCCCGGCTGATACAGGCCAGACAGACACGGGGGCACATGAGGCGGCGACCGCCGCCACCGTGGCCGTGAAAAGCACAAGGAAACGCACATCGAACTAAAGGAGGGCGGCGTGATGCTGGAACAAGTTTTGCAACACCTGAACAACTGGTTTTTGGTGCCTGATGGCATCCACACCGGAAAGTTCACAGTGCAGGACGGCGGCATTACGCTGCCCTTCCTGCAAACAGGGCAGTATTTCCGGGTGGTGGGGTCTGTCTTTAATGACGGGCTTCATCAATACCCAGCACAGGACATGGTTGAGGAAACATTTGATGGCGCCGTTTGGGCGCTGGCGGTGCCCAAAGCGTTGGTTTCCCTAGCGGACGAGATTACTGTCTGGAACAAGAAAAATGGTAATCCGGGGCCGTACACCAGTGAGAGTTTTGGTGGTTATTCGTATAGCAAAGCTACCAATTCCAGCGGCGTAGCTGTGGGCTGGCAAGATGTATTTAAGAGCCAGCTAAACGCATGGCGGAGAATTGGAGGTATTATATGAGCCTATTAGACGATTTTGCTCGGACTTGCGTACTGATGGAAAAGAAGCGTGTTTCCGACGGCGCTGGCGGCTATATCGTGGAATGGACAGAGGGCGCAGAGTTTACCAATTATCAGGCTATGGACACCTCCATGGAGGCCCGACGGGCGGAAAAGGAGGGCGTGACCAGCCTGTATTCCGCTCTGGTGGACAAGGCCGTACCCATTGAGTACAACGACGTATTCAAGGACAAGGGTACGGGAGAAACCTACCGCGTGACCTCCAACCCGGAGGACAAACAGGCCCCTCGCTCCTCCACGCTGCCGCTGAAATACTTCACTGCGGAGAGGTGGGCGCTGACCACATGATAGTGAATGTTCTCGGAACAGAATACACCATCGAAATCAAGAAGTACGCCGAAGATGAAGCATTTGAGCGGCGCAGCATTGACGGGTATTGTGATTGGCTAACAAAGAAAATTGTGGTTTGCGATATGTCCACGTACAAAGGATGGGAGCATGAGGCAAAAGAAACTATTTCCGCCTCTGAGAAAAAAACGCTCCGCCATGAAATAGTCCATGCGTTCTTTGATGAAAGTGGGCTTGGAAGCAACACATTTTCTGTTGATGGGCCGTGGGCCACTAATGAGGAAATGGTGGATTGGATAGCAGTACAGGGTCCGAAAGTCTATAAGGCATGGCGGGAGGCCGGGGCGTTATGACCAAAAACAAAGCCCTGTTTTCTTGGTTTAACGAGTTCATGCCCTTCTACCGGGCTAGCTCTGTGCCTGACGACGTGGTGTTTCCCTACGGCACCTATGAATACATCGAAAGCACCTTTGACGCCGGGGAAGTGGGCCTGACCGTCAACCTATGGTTCCGCACGGAGAGCGAGGCCATACCGGACGAAAAGTCACAGGAGCTATCCAAGCGCATTGGATACGGCGGAGTGTATCTCACCTGCGATGAGGGGTATATATGGCTCAAACGCGGCTCCCCCTGGTGCCAAAGCCTTACATACGAAGAAGATCCCGCAATTAAACGAAGATACATAAATATTACTGCTGAATATCTGACATTCAGCTAGGAAGGAGGCCCACATGGGCAAATTTACTGTCATTCCGCAGAGCACGTTCGAGGAGATGCAGCTTGACGCGGGCGTGATTTTGAAGAAGTTTACCCCAGCGACGCCGACAGCTCCGGCGGACGAGGATATTATCTGCCCCACCACCGGCGGCATCAATATTTCCTGCGTTCCTACTTACTCCGACTTGGGGGAGGATGTGGATAATTGTCCCACCAACACAAAAGAATTGAAGCATCTGGACGGCTGGGAATGTATGATGTCATTTACCTCTCTGGGCACATCCCCATCTAGTATCAAGCTGGCCCTGGGCGCGGCGGACATCGGAAGCTCGGATACCACAAAGATTACCCCAAGACGCGACTTGGAGCAGACCGATTTTTCGGACATTTGGTGGGTGGGAGACCGAGCGGACGGGGGCATGGTGGCCGTATGCCTGAAAAACGCCCTGTCCACTGGTGGCTTTACGCTCCAGACTACCAAGAATGGAAAAGGGCAGGTGTCTGTGGAACTGACCGGCCATGTGTCCATTGATGCTCAAGAAACCATGCCCATGGAGTTTTACAGCGCCGCGCCTTCGGAGGATTGATAACACATGAAAATATCTGAACTGACTACCGAGCAGGCGGCGGACGTGCTGTGCGAGTTGACGCCTTATATCGCTAATATCACCGGGGACAAGGCCCTACTGGACGAGCTGGGCAAGAAGTTTGACAGCAAGGGCAAGAGCGTGGCGGAGCTGTACACCTATGCGGCGAAGAAATGCGCTACTTTGGCCCCTGCGCTACTGAAAGACCATAGAACTGATGTGTTTGGTATCCTTGCCATTCTGAACGAAACGACAGCTGAATCGGTGGCAAAACAAAATATCCTGATGACTATTTCGCAGATTCGCACCGTTTTTAAAGACAAGGCGTTGCTGGATTTTTTCAGATCGTTTGGGCAGGAGGACGAGACAGAGTAATCCTCTGCCTCCTGTCCGTTCGTGGAATGGGAGCAAGGGCCATTTTGGCGGCGCTCCCCACTGTTATCAAAGAGCGGCATAGAGCAGAACTGTACCAGTCCTATGTTGCTGATTGCTTGCAAAGCATCTCGCGGAATATTGCGCCCATTGGGCGGGGGGACTACATCGCCAAACGGTGGGCGGACATATCTGACCCGAAACCGGAGGAAACCAGAACACCAGAAGAAATCATTACGCAAATGAAGAATAAAATCGCCTCTGCCTAAGTGGTGGCAGGGAAGGGCTAAGCGGTGCCGTGAAAGGAGGCGGCACCCATTAACCTATTTGACCTGTTTGCGAAAATCAGCCTGGACACCAGCGAGTATGACAGCGGCGTAAAGGATGTATCCAAAAGCGGGGACAGCCTCGCCTCCAAGCTAAAGAGCGGAATTGCGAAGGCTGGAAAAGTGGCTGCGGCTGGTATTGGAGCCATCACAACGGCGGCTGGTGCTGCAGTTGGTGGCCTTCTGGCCCTGGAATCCTCCACCGAGGAATACAGGGTAGCGATGGGAAAGCTAAACACCGCTTTTGAGGCGGCTGGATATGGCGCTGAGACGGCACAGCAGGCGTACAATGCCTTTTATGGTATATTGGGGGATACGGATACCGCCACAGAAGCAAGCCAGCTCCTGGCAAAGCTGGCGGACAGTGCGGAGGATGTTTCTACCTGGACGGATATTGCCGCCGGCGTGGCTGGTACGTTCGGCGATTCTCTTCCCATTGAGGGTCTGATCGAGGCCAGCAATGAGACGGCAAAGGTTGGACAAGTCACTGGCGTGCTGGCCGACGCACTCAACTGGGCGGGGATCTCTGAGGACGATTTTAATGAGAAACTAGCTGAATGTTCCTCGGAAAGTGACCGAAACCAGCTTATCATGGAGACGCTGGCCGGAACTTATGATGAGGCCAGCGACGCATTTTACAGAAACAATGAGGCGCTGGTGGAGAGCCGAAACAACCAAGCAAAAATGGACGCCTCTCTAGCGAAAATAGGGGAATCTGTTTCAAAAGTAAAAAACGCACTTTTAGAACAATTCTCACCCGCTATTGAATCGGTTAGCACAAAACTTGCAAAATTTATTGCAGGGATTGACGTTGACCAACTCATGAACGGAATACAGGGCCTGATAGACAAATTTATCGCATTGTCTCCGGTGATTGTTGCCGCGACGACAGCTGTTGTTGCCTATAAGGCCGCGTCAGCTATATCTGGTGTGATTGATGCGCTCAAAGTTGCAACAGAAGGACAAACCATTGCGCAGGCGGCATTAAACGCAGTAATGAACGCAAACCCATTTGTCCTGATTGCTACACTTATCGCTGGTGTTACAACTGCGGTGATAACCCTTTGGAATACAAATGATGAGTTTCGCGCGGCTGTTGAACCGATTTGGGAAGGAATCAAAAATGTCTTTTCACAGGCGTGGGAAGGGATTAAATCCATTTGGGACGCTGTAAAACCATATTTTGAGGCAATATGGGAAGGAATTAAAAGCGTTTTTTCTGTTGTAGCCGATGTCCTTGGTGGATTTTTCAGGGCTGCATGGAGCGCAATCAAAACGGTTTGGGATGCCGCGACAGGATTTTTCCAAAACATTTGGAACACAATAAAAGGCATTTTCTCTGTCGTTGAATCTGTCTTGTCTGGAGATTTTAAGGGCGCATGGGAAGCAATCAAGGGTGTTTTCTCCGGTTGGGGAGATTTCTTTTCTGGCCTTTGGAACAAGCTGACCGACATATTTTCTGGCGTTTGGAACTGGTTCGTTGGCATTGGAGAAGATATAGTCAACGGAATTTGGCAAGGAATAAAAAATATATGGGGAAGCCTTGGGAATTGGTTCACCGGCTTATGGGATGGCCTGGTTGGCGGAGTAAAGAGCCTGCTAGGGATTAAATCCCCGTCAAAGGTATTTGCCGGCATCGGCGAAAATATGGCGCTTGGCGTAGAAAAAGGCTGGGACAGCGAATATGACAGCATCCGTCGGGACATCGAAAACGGAATGGATTTCGGGACGGCCACAGTGGACCTTGCTTCTTCCGGCCTTGCCCGTTCTCAGGGTGGGATTTCCTCTGCACTCCAAAATGTGGCGGCATCCATTGGTCAGGATTTTACCATTGTGGTCCAGTCTGTGTTGGACGGGAAAGTGATTGGAGAGACGGCCTATCGGTACAACCGGAACAAACAAAGGGCGTATAATCTGTAGGTGAGAACATGGATGTAACACTGAAAATTGGAGACTTTGACCTGCGTGATTGGCTTTCTACCTATTCTGTCCAGTGGGAGGTGACCTATCAGAAGGTCATTACTACCCTGGACAACGTAGAGCATCCTTTTTCCGCCTCCAAACGGGCCATCGTGAATTTCTCACTGCTTCCCCTGGATGACGATTTGGCCTCGTCCGTCTATGATGCCCTGGCGGAGCAGACGCAGACCGTAACCTTCACCGACCCGTATACCGCCGCAGACCTGGTGCGGACCATGCGGCTTACCAGCAATCTGGAAGCCGCTTTTGGGCTGAGATCTGTCAACGGCAAGCGGTACTACAAAGGCGGAGAGATGCAGATGAGGGCGAAATAATGCAGCAGACAAGCGAATTATACAAACAGATTCTTTCTAACCCAAATCACCACAAGGAAACAAAGATTGTTATTGCTGGAACAGAGTATGGTCAGGGGAATATCGTTTCTGTTCGCACCTCCGGCGGCCTGTATACCACGCCTGGTATCGGGAACTGCGCCGCCCGGCAGATTGACCTTGAAATCTTGCCCATTGGTACTATCCCCCGGCAGGCGCAAATCAAGGTGTTTGTCCGGCTGGCACTGGCTGAACAGTTTTCTGAGTGGATTCCCAAAGGCGTGTTTTTTGTTTCCACCAGAGCGAAGGACAAGCGGACCGGAAGCCTGACTATTACCGGGTATGACGCTATGTTGAAAGCGGAATCCGTGTGGCTCAACTCAGACTATGACACGGAAAACTGGCCCATGTCCCAAGCAGACGCCGTGGATGACATCGCCTACCGCATAGGGGTGGAAGTGGACCCGAGAACGGTTCTGACCACTGCTTTCCCTGTGGACTACCCCGTGGACGAAAACGGGGATTTGACCATGCGGGAGGTGCTGGGCTATATCGCCGTATCCAACGCTGGGAACTGGATCATCACCGACGAGGGGAAGCTGCTGCTGGTGAAGTTCGGAGATATCCCGGCTGAAACGAATTATCTGGTGGAAGAGGGTGGCTTTGCCATTACGTTTGGAGGTGACCGCATCCTTGTCTGACAAAGTGTTTCTTGGAAACCTGGCGGCGCAGTTAGAAACAGGAGATGTGCCGTCGAATATCAGCAGGGTCATCTTAAATGTGGATTCCGGTAACTATTATACATCCGGTAATGATACGGGGCGAACTCTGGAGGTCACTTGTCCCTGGGGGTCCCAGGCGATGGCAGACGGTATCCTGGCCGCCGTCAAAAATTACAGCTACCAGCCGTATACGGCGGAGGACGCTTTACTTGACCCGGCGGCAGAGCTTGGAGACGCTGTTACGGTGGGCGGAATCTATTCCGTAATCGCCTCGGCAGATATGCAGTTTGACCGTGCCTGCGCCCCAACTATTTCGGCCCCCGAATCCGATGAAATCGACGACGAATACCCCTATGAAACCAGGGAGCGAAAAGAGACAAACCGCCAGCTGGCTCAAACACGTTCTCTAATCACCAAAACCTCCGAACAAATCCGCCTAGAGGTAGAAAATGAACTGAAAGGGCTATCGACCGAGTTTACAGTAGAGCTAGAGAAAATAACAGGCAGGGTAAATGGATTAGACGGAGAGTTTTCGGAGTTGTCCCTCACCATCGACGGCCTGACAGTGACAGACTCCACGGGAACGACCAAAATCAAGGGATCATCCGTGGAAACGGACACGTTGATTGTCAATGCCGCCAACATCAACGGGACGTTGACGGCAAACCAAATTAACCTGAGTGG